GTGCGCGCTGCAGATCGAGCTCGTCGATCTCGAAGCCCTGCACGTGCAGGAACACTTGCGCGAGCTCGAGGGCGACGAGGAGTTCATCGCGTCATGATCATCTTTGCGGCGGACCATCCGCGGGTGCTCGATGGCACCTACGACCAGGAAGGCTACACGCCGAAGGAACGCCGCGCGCAGGCCCGCTCGGCTCGACGCGGCCCCCTCTGCCCACCCAGCGGTAATTCTGCCGTCGGGACGGAGGGCGGCGCGTCGGGCCGACTCACTGAAAGGATCCCCACGATGCGCTTATTCGATGACGACGGGATCGGCTGCTATTGTGACGACATCGGTCACAAACTCGAGAAGACGAAGGACGGGAAAGAAATCAAGCTCGTCGATCTGACGCTCCGGGTGCAGCCGTTCACACCGGAGCTCGCCGTGTCGCTCGACCCCGACGTGCGCGCGTTGCTGTTCTCGATGAGTGATGCGACGCCCAAACCAAAGCTGAAAGAAGTGAAGTTCGCGCTGACGGTGCCGAAGCAGCAGCTCGCGATTGCGTTGCTGCCCGAGCTCGGCGAGCAGATCGTGCTCTGCGATTGCGACATCACCCGCGTCCGGGCCCGGACCGAGAAGGGCGTCGACGGGTTCGGCCTGGTGTTCCATGTCTCGTATGGGCCCGCCAGTCCGCGCGAGCTCGAGTACGTCTGCGACTGGCTGACCCAGCAACGGTTCATCACGTTCCAGCCGCAACAACCCGCGCTCGATTTCGCCGGCAAGGACCCGGACGACGACGCCGTCGAGCCTGCGCGCCGGGTGCCGCGCCGGAACGCGCGGACGGTGGCGAAGGGCGACGAGTTGCGCCCGGGTGTGCACGCAGAGCACTGACCCTATGCCCGAGATCGCGATTTACCAAGACTCGAAAGGACACGGCACTTGCCGCAGCTGCGGCGCCCGTGTCGAGTGGGCGGAAACCGTCCGGGGGAAACGGATGCCGTTCGACGGAACGATCGTCGCGACGCGCAGCCAGGGGAATCCGATCACGGGCCGGGTGATCGAATACGTCGACACCGCCGTGACGCCCTCGCACTTCCAGATGTGTCCCGACGCGAAGACGTGGCGGCGGCCGCGATGACGGGGTCTCAGGGGTCTCAAGGGGATCATGGGTATCAAGCCTGACCCGCGGGTCGTGGCCGCCCGCCGCGACGAGCTCCACGCTCAGGGCCGTGTCGCCTATTGGCTGGTCGTGAGCTACCAGGACGGCCTAGATCTGCTGGCAGGCCAGGTGCCGGCGGCCGTGCGTTCGCAGTTACGCGCGACGCTCAAGCGCGCCCGCGCCGAGTCGGCCGCCGAATATGCCGCGCGCGTGAGTGAAGCCGAGGACCGATCATGATTGACGTTGTTGCAGATACCACTCGGGCCGCGGTGATTGTGTTTCTGGATGTCGACCTCTGGTACCCCGTGATTGCCTGGGCGGTCGACGTCGACGAACACGGCGACCATGCGGCTCGGGCATGGCCCATCATCCTGGGCCCGCTGCCGCCGGGCTACTGCGTGGTTCTCGATCGGACCCTCGAGTACCTCTTCCCAGAGGAGCAGCGCCGATTCGATTCGCTCGACGAGGCGCGCGCGTACGGGCAATCACGGCGGCAGGGGACGTGATGCCGATGGCGCCCCCGCGTGCGTGTGTGACCTGTGGTCGGGCTGGCTGTTCGGTCCATCGCCGGCCGAGCGCGGCTCAGCGTGGGTATACGAAGGCGTGGGCCACGTACGCGGCCCAATGGCTGCAGCGCTACCCCTGGTGCGGGATGCGCCAGGACGGACAGCAGCACCGCGAGGATAGCCGGTGCACCCAGCGTGGCCTGCGGACACCGGCGCGCGTCGTCGATCACATCCAGTCGATCGCGGATAGCGGCGCCATCTTCGACCCAGCGAACCATCAGTCATTGTGCGTCGCGTGCAATACGCGGAAAGGGTAAACACCAGCGGTGCAGTCAACGATCGGACGCGCACGGTCGGCCAGGCGGTTCAACACCGTCGCACGTAGCGACATCGGCGCGAACGGTGTCGTATTGCGGAGCAAGGGAGGTCGGAGGTGACTGCACCGATCCCCCGAGCTCGAGCGTGACAGCCTCAAGCGTGGGGGGCCGATCAATCGCTGGCGGCGGCGCGACCTCGGGAAACCGCCCAGGGCAACTTTTCATCGTGTCGTTTTTGAGATTCAAATCATGAAAGGGCGAAAGCCAAAGCCGGCGGCGGTTCGCGCCCTTCACCACACGCCGACGCGGTCGCATCACCATGACGTGGCGCCCGATCCCGACGCCGCATCGGTCGATCTCGCCGACGTCGCCCCGCCGGCAGGCTTGGTCGCGGCCGAACGCGCGTATTGGGATCAATTCGCCCCGCTGCTCGCGGGCGCCAAGGTCCTGAGTCCCGCGGACGTCGAGACACTGGCGGATTACTGCCGGGCCTGCGTCGCGGTTGATGAACGCGGACGACGCCTGCGCACGGCCTTCAAGCGGCGGACGCTCGAGGTCCCGCTTGTCCGGCTGCTCGATAGTCAGCTGCGCGGGTGGGTGGACCGCAAGACGAAGCTGGCCGGCGAGCTCGGGCTGACGGCGATCGCGCGGACCCGGGTCGCGTGGACGGGGCATGCGGCCGTCATCGATCCGGCCAAACGGCCGCAATCGCGTCTCGCGCAACTCCAGCAGGAGGCGCTGGCGCTGCGGCGGCCGCTGGCGGTCGGGTCATGACGCGGTTGACGCATCGCGTCGACGAGTACGCCGCGCGCGTGCACGCGGGCGAGCTTGTGGCCGGTCCGCTGGTGCGTCTCGCCTGCGATCGCCATCTGGCGGACCGCCACCAGGCCGCCAGGAAGGCCGGGCATCCCCTCGGGATGGTCTTCCACGAGGCGGCCGCCGACCACATCATCACGTTTTTCGAAGAGGTCTTGCGGCTGCCGGATACCCTCGACGCCGATGGCGACCCGATTCCGTTTCGGTTGACGCCCGCGAATACCTTCATTGTCGGCTCGCTCTTCGGATGGAAGATGGCTGACGGGTGGCGACGGTATCGCGAGGCGTATATCGAGATGGGGAAAGGGGGAGCGAAGACGCCGGTCGCGGCCGGGATTGGGCTCTACGGGCTGACGATGGATGGTGAGCAAGCGGCGGAAATCTACTCGGTCGCCTCGGGCATCGACCAGGCGCGGATTTGTTGGTTGGACGCCGATCGGATGGTCGAGGCCTCGCCCGATCTGAGCGACCTGGTGCATCGGGGCAAAGACAACCTCGCCTACGCGGCGACGTATTCCTGGTTCCGACCGCTCTCGAAAGAGAAACGGGGCAAGTCGGGCCCCCGCCCGCATTTCGTGATCTTCGACGAGATGCACGAGTACGCCGACGCCGTCGTCGTCAACAAGATGCGCGCGGGCACGAAGCGGCGCCGGCAGCCGCTGTCGGTCGGGATTACCAACAGCGGGTACGATCGGACGTCGATCTGTTGGCAGCACCACGAGCACAGTCGCAAGATGCTCGAGGGCGTCCTCGAGGACCCGCGCCTCTTTGCCTTCGTGTGCGGACTGGACGAGGGCGACGATCCGCTCACCGATCCGAGCTGTCATGCGAAGGCGAATCCGAATCTCGGTTACATCATCCAGCAGGACTATCTCGATCGGCAGGTCGAGAACGCGCGCCATATTCCCAGCGAGACCAGCACCGTGCTGCGCCTCAACTTCTGCGTCTGGACCTCGGTGCATCTGCCGGCGTTCGACATGGCGAAGTGGCGGCAGTGCGGCGGCCTGGTCGTCACCGACGACGAGCTCGTGGGGCGGCCGTGTTGGGGGGGCCTGGACTTGGGCCAGAACGACGACTTCTGCGCGTGGGTCCGGCTCTGGGAGCTCGAGTCGGGCTGCCTGGCCGTCAAGATGCGCTTCTGGCTGCCCCGCGTCGCCTTGACGCGCTTCCCGGATCGTCCCTACGAGGAATGGACACGGGCGGGGATCCTCACGGTGACCGAGGGCGATACGACGGACCTGGACCTCGTCGAAGAGGTCGTCCTCGAGGATGCCCGGACCGAGGGCCTGCTGGAAATCGGGTTTGACAGACGCTTTGCGAATCAACTCGCGCTGCATCTGCAAGGCGCCGGGATCACGATGGTGGACACGCCGCAGGGCTATGCGCTGAACGAGTCCATTAAGGCGATCTCGAAGGTCATCGCGGACGTCCAGCTCGCCCACGGGAACCACTTGATCATGACGTGGATGATGGACAACGCCGTGCTGCGGACGGGCCGCAACCGCGAAGTTCGGTTGGATAAGGACGCGGCGAAGGAGAAAATCGACGGGCCCGTGGCGCTGGTCATGGCGAATGCGCGGCGCATCGCGCAGGTGCCCGCGCTCGTCGCCGACGATCCCGAATTGGTGACCGCATGAAAGAAGCCATCGTCCCTCACCGTCTCAACCAACTCCTGATCGAGCAGGGCCTCGTGCCGCCGAATTGCCGCCTCCTCACCGTGGAATTTGCGGTGATGGAGGCGGCGATCATCCGGTATGAGGTGTTCCTCACGGGAGATGACCTCCTGAAGTTCGCGGCGGCATTCACCGAGGCGGTCGTACCCGTGGATCGTGGAAGGAGCCGTGATGGAGAAGACGAATCGCCCGGGCCGGCCCGCGCTCGATGAGGACGGC